TATGATATGCGGTGGTCTTGTCAATATCCTTTTCATTGAACAACGTTGTGCGTGCACTAGACTTGTTCATTCGTAGGATCTCAGCAAGCAGCGGGCGATTTTGTTCAGTGAAGGGTGCCAAGATCAAGACTGGAGACCCATTGATGACATCCAACGTCATCTCTGCAGTTCTGTCCCTGATCTCATACCTCTTCAGATGTTCGAACGACACAAAATTCCTTTCATCACGAGGCAGGCGCATACGGGAACGTGGAGAAACTGATAGAAGTGCCAAGCACCGGATCTTCAAACGCAGTGCCTTTGAGATTCACCTTCACCGTTTGATCAACTGTGAGTTCTTTAGAACCATCGCCAAGACTAACAGAAGGGATCTCTGTCATGATGGCACCATTGCCATTTCGCACACTGAATTCAAGAGTCACACGATCGTTGTTACGAATGGAAGTCACAACGTCTTTGTTGGTGAATAACACCTGAGCTTCTAGCGAAACTTCAAGATTGCCAACATTCATGAATGCAGCACCCAACGTGCCAATCACTTTTTCAGGATTCACGTTGTTGTTTATTTTCAACGTGGCACTCTTGAAATAGGTGGTGAGAGCAGTCTCATCAATCTTGGTGATACGCAATCTCAGAATATCAGACGACGTGTTGAACGCAGTCTTATCAACTGGTGCGATGGGAGTAGAAGCATTCGTCTTGCGACTTCCAGCCGCAACTGGCAAGTCTGTGTCGGTACCAAGGAAGCCCAATGTGACGGTGGACTTGCTCGTCAGGGGCAGGTTGAACGAGAGTTGATCACAGTAATTGCCCTTGGCATACTCGTATCCGTCATTGCCGGCGGAAATAAGATCCTTCCACGCAGCTTCGAAGTGATAGCTGCGCTCCAGGAAGCTGGCACTGTCCACAGCGACGTTGCGGATGAACTTGCCAAAGAAGATCTGCACAGTCTTGGCAGTACCAGCGTCGGCGCCAATGGCAAAGGACCTCTTGTCAAGAGTCAACTTGGCAATAGTGATCGCCGTGATTCTTGCCCACCCGCGCTTGGTATTGTCGATGAACTGAGTACCAGCAGTCTCTCCGCCAACCCAAATCCACTGACCAACAGTCAGGCCCATGTTGGCGACAAAGATACTGGCGGCCGAGTTGAGATTGCCCGAAGCGTCCAGGCTGAGATCGCCAGCGGCACCCTGCACACCGCAAACGGCGACCTCTGCGTTGGTGGGTGGAGTTTCAGTGACTAGTCCCGTGGTCTTCAGCACTGTCGTAGTAGAACCAGCAGTCAGTACTTTGAGACCATTATTCGCGGCATTCGTGAACCCACGCATCAGGATCAACGTGTTGATTGGCAACGCAAAGGCTGTTGCTGGAGTAGTGGTCACGTCAGTAGATGTAGTTGTACTGACCACTGTGTTGGTCTCGAACGGTCCATAGCGGAATGGTCCTGCTTCGGTGGCCATCACGAACGCAGGAAAGAACTCTCGCACAATGTCCATCGTGAGATCGTGCTCGAAGTCCACCTTACTGTCAAGATCAACAATCGTTCCCTGCTGAGCTTGGCGATTTTTGGTGATCGGTCGACGAGCCACAGTGTCGATCTTTGAACCGAAGGCACTGACAGTGTTGGGTTCTAGCAGTCGCCACACTGGGCTGCCAGGAATTGTCCCAATTACACCAGCAACTTCACGTGTGCATTCAAACGTAGTGAAGTTTGTTTTGACGTTCGCCATGATTCACTCTCCTCATTTCTCTTCATCGTACGTGAAGTTCACTGTCAGGGTTCCGGTACGAAACCCATCCTTTGTGTTGCCGCTGTCATTGAAGTCGGCATCAGTGTACCAAATGCCACCAACATCAGTGGCCTCAAGTCCGCTACGCACAATCTGTGCGAGAGCATCCAACCGTGCCATGCCTTTATCCACTTCCACACGAAACACCACAACCAGTTGCGCTTGGCGACGGAAAATCCTATTGGGCGCTGCTCCGAGAGTATGCTGCCCACCACCAACATGATTAATGAACACGTGAACAAATTCAATGAGACCTTCCGACGTGCCTTTCTCGTTTTCAAAGATGACTGGCACAGAAGGAGACGGATTCCAGATTGCAATGAATCGCTCATAGACAGCCTCGCGTGCCTGACCGGCATTCATGAGATCTCCACGTCTGCATACTTAGAAAGAGATCTTGCGATGGATGTCTGTACGAATCCTGCGCGCGCCTGTGGTGAACTTCCATTGTTAAGATCCACTATATAGGGAACATTGTTTGAAATGAACAACGTTCTACCAAAGGTGAATCCGCTCGCCACCATTGCAATGCCATTCTCTTGCTCGGTGCTGGATATGGCCAATCTAGAACCCACTGGGCTAGAACGAGGCTCGTCAATCTCAGCAATCCAGTTCACACTGGCCCAACCAGTTTTAATTGGTGTTGCAGCAACAAGTTCTTCCAGTAGGTTCAGGACCAAGTCTTTGGTCACCTGAGTACTGGCATATTTGAGTTCTCTGCTGACTTGCGCTGCATTGCCCATTAGTATATCGCCTGCACAAAGGTAGCTTTGGGAGTTGCGACGGCTGTTGAATCCTGCACTTCAAGAAAGAGTCCAGGATTCAATCCTGCCACTACCCAAATGGTGCGAACGTTGGTGTTCTGCATTTTCACTTTGACATAGCCAGCCGTAGTGACTGACAATCCACGACATGGACTTCTGGTTGTGTGCACAGTCGTTGTGGCATTCGGAACACCAGCTCCGTCTTGCGTGACAGGAATGAAGTCCGCAGGGATTGTGATATAACTAAGACGGTTCGCCATCTTCCTTCATCCTCAAGTAGCCAGTCTCGAACAACAACTTCATGCGACGCTCGTCAAACTTCAACCGTCGCCACGGGAAGGTCTCGCCAGGATCGAACGTCCGATCTCCAACCAGAAGTTTCTTCCTAACGATAAACCTTCCCGTGGGCGAGAAGGCCTGTCGTTTGTAACTGAACACGCCCGACATGACCAGGGTCCTTTCGTTTAGCCGATAACGCTGGCGAAAAAGAAACCGAGATCCGCGGTGACGACCTTCATGTCAAAGGCCATCTCGATCTCGATACGATCCGCCTTGTTTTGCTGCAACCGGAACTTGCTGATAACCTGGCCCATAGTGCCAGCACCAGTCAACCCAGTCCAGGAGAACGTATAGCCCGAGGCTGGTGTTTCCAACCCAGGGGCCGAAGGACTGTAGGTCAGCAAGGCGTGCTTGCCACCAATGAACGAATGTACATTGGTCTGATTTTCCTTCGCAGTGTTCTGAATGGACCGCATGACCAGAACAGTCTGAATCTTGAACAGGGCAGCCAACTCTGCCTCGCTGATCATTGCCGGCGATCCTGGCATCTGACCATACTTCACGCGATCGATGATGTCGGGATGGTTAATCAGTGTCTTGAAGACACGATAACCCAGCGTCAGGTGAGTAGGCTCAAACCCCGTGAGTTCAAGCATACTGGCCTTGGCTTCCCAGATATCTTCGATCGGTGTGCTGTTGGCCTGATCCCACTGCAGCACCTGAACACTGGTCGGTCCGCTGGCCACACCAGTCTTGATACCAGTCCAGATACTCGTGGTGAAGAAGTTGGTAACAAACAACTTCTCCTTCTTGATCAATGCCTTCATGGTGCACAGTTTCGTGGCTTCGCGATCAGGTGCTAGGACACTATCGCTATTGGCACGACGCTGGTCACCAATGTCATGATGGAACGCATACACCCGCGCAAAGTACGTGGGTGTGTTGTCCACCGTGTATGCTCCGCCCGAGCTCTCAGTTCCGTCAGCTCGTTCTTCCATGTCGTCGCGGTTGAAATTACCACGATCAAACGTGTAGAAACGATTGCCCTGTTGTTCTACAGGCACGTTCGGAAACACCCGAGAGGCGACGAAATTCGTCTCAGTCTGGTGCAGTGCCACAGAGAGATTTGTCAACGGTACATTGACATGTACATCTCCCTGCAATGGACGCTGCGGCATAGTAGTTCACTTCCTTTCATTCTTCAGTCACGATCGAATGGTGGTCGTCTACCACCACTGCTTACACTAAAATCGGCTTGCTGGAGAACAGATGCATGGTGATCACGTCGTTTGCAACGCCACCAACCAGACAGTGACCCCAAACACGATTCGTGGTTGCTACAGCCACAAACTTGCCCGCACTGTCCGGTGTGAGGTCCGTGCCAGCAGTAACAGTACCACCAGCAATGACCTTGACCACACCACCGATGGCCACCGACACCTGACGACCAGCAGCACTGGCCTCAGTGTACAGGACGCCAATGCCCAACTCTCCGGTGCTGGCAACCACTGCCTGACCACTAGAGATCTTCACAGCCAGGTACTGCTTGTTGGTGAGATCCGCACCCGCAGGGTACGAATATTCCAAATGAGTATTGTCCAATGCCATTTCGTTCACCCTCCTTTCTCACTGAAGATTAGAGACTGGCCTCGTACGCTGCTTCACCCTCTGGAGTCTCCAGCACAGCGGCCTGGGCCTGCTCGAACGTCATCTTCGGATCTGCGGTCATACGCTTACGGGTCATGACCTCAAGTGCATTGCCTGTCGCACCAGGATCGCCCGTGGTGCGCACGCCGACCTTGGTGAAGGCAGCCTTGATGGCCTCGTTGCCTGCCTTCAGCAACGCAGTTGCTGAAGTCCGAGTTACGTCATCAGTGATCGTGCTGATTGCCTTCAGCACAGCCACCTTGACGTTAGCATCGCCAGGCAAGTTGCTGAGTTCAGTGTCCGCACGCTTGGTGAACATGTCGATCTCGCGAGCCTCGCGTTCCTTCTGGAACAACTTCTCCTGCTCATCGGCACGCTTGATCGCACTCACCATACGCTGGTCATCACTCTTACGAAAGGTCTCACCATTCGTTGCCGTGTAGACCACCGCATCGGCTTCTGCAGACTTCTGAAGAACACCAGCACGATCAGTCGCGCTCATCTTCAAGAAGTTATCTTGGTCCTTCGAATCCAGCTTCGCGAAATGAGACTTCTCAATATCGTTCAACCGACCAAAGGATTCAGCACGCTCCAGATCGGACTGGAGTTGCTCAAGTGTCTTCGCCATTTCATCCTCCTCTTGGGTTGCAGACTTCAGAATTTCAGGCAGACTTGCACCAGGAAGTGCTTTTGTGTAGGCTTGTCGTACACGCGCCTTGACTTTTGGCATTTGCTCAGTGCCAATCTGAACCTTCTTACGGAAGTCATCCCCCAACGCAAGCACGGCAGCCTTGACAATGCGAGGCTCCGGATCGCCACCTGGCGTGCTGGTAAGAAGGAACTTCCAGGTCGTAGGATCATTGGGATCTGGCACAAGTGCGAAATCCTCTTCTTTGAACCCACTGCTCTTGCCCATCAACATGTTGGTATCGAGTTCATCAATTGAAACCTGAATCATTGTGGCTACAGCAGCCGCAAATTGTTTCAATGAATCTCGCATAGCAATTATTGGCTCCGGATAACGATCCGGATTCTGGGCAATTTCATACACACTGTTGCGCAGTGCGTCGTTCAACTGCCACATGCTTTCAATTGCTTCACAAACTGTTTCATTGAGTTCTAGCTCAACCAGTGCCATTGCGAAGGCAGCTTTCGCAAATGCCTCACTCTGATCCATCTTCATCAGGACCGCAAGTGCTGGTTCCTGCGCGGGTTTGTCTACTGTTGAGAGAGCGCGCATTTTGAATTGGTGCAGGATTCTCTTGTCGGCCATCAGTCAACCTCCTCAGTGTACTCAGGAATCCGACGGCCACCGAATGAGAATCCCGTGTATCGACCGTCTTTGAATTTCTCAAGAATCTCTGGATCATCAGGCTTCACAGCAACCATGAGTCCGGTCATGTTCGACTGAATGTTGAATGCCTTCAGGATTTCCTCAGTGAGAGGAAAGCAAAACACGATCTTCCCATACGGAACTTCTGCCAAGCCATCAGAAGCATCCGTGTCTTCTTCATCAATCTCATGCATGTCACCCATGTCACGATACTTGAGCATATAGTCCATGGCAGCCTTGATGATGCCGTCTTCTGTGAGATGATCACCCTGAGTATCGAAGTACTCCTTGCCATCAATCTTGGAGACAAGACCCCATCCAAACACGAGACCCAGACTATCGTCCACCTTGAACGTGAACGTAGCCTTCTCATCCGTGCGAGAGGCCAGGGCATACGAAGAACAGAAATCAATGTCGTCCTGCTCAATCTTGGCAATCTCATAGGTGTCGAATGAGCAGTCCTTCTTGCCGGCAGCTTTGCGAATCATCTTCAGTTTGTATTCACTCTTGCCGATGACATAGGCATTCTCAAGATCAAGAACACCTTGCGAACTCACACCACCGGCACTTCTTGCTTCGTCGCCAGTGCCTGCCATGAATACAAGAGTGAGATCCTCTCCTGCCAACACAATAGAAGGAACCGTGATACGTTTCACAACTTCGGCAGCAGACAGTTTTGTCATGCCCAGGTTGATGAAAGGTCCAAGGTAGCTGTCAAGAAATTCGTCACTCTTGAAGCAACCTTCCATGTTCGACTTGATGCGGTCGTACTGTTTGAGAATCTTGTGTGACCAACGCAATCCCTCGACACCACCATTGCCCTCATAACGACCATCACGCCGTTTCAACACAGAATACAATTTCTCAACCTGAGACAGTGGCATTGGATTCTCAACGTTCACAACTGGTGTTTGACCAGATGCTTTGACAGCTTCAAGGACGGCAGAATTTGTACGCACAGTAATTTCTGGCATTGCGAACTCCTTCTGCTATACCTTATTCCGTATTGCCTTGGTCCCGGATGTGGTCTTCACTCTGACAGGACTGGCATTTGGATCCGATGTTTCAACAAGATAGACACAATATGGTGTGCCGTTCTTATTCACAAAGATCTGAGCTCCCATTCCAACAGGTGCATCGGCTGTAGCCACAAGACACAAATCCTTCACCGCACCTTGGAAGTATGCTCTAAGACCAAGAAACTGAGCCGGAAATGCTGAACCACTTGAGAGCGGATCTCTCAGGCGCACATCATAGGGGTTTGCTTCACCAGGATAAAGAAAAATATCCGTCATCACACACCCACCAGTGTGTCAACGGTGGTACCTGCCACATCAGGTGTGCCAACCTTGTAAGCAACAACATAATGTTGTCCAGGACCACAGACGAAACTGTAGTTGCCACTGCCATCAGACACAGTGTACGAAACCACTGAATCATCTTGTGTGCGATAGAGTGCTAGTGCACAGTTTGGCAACACGGCTCCGCTAGAATCTTTTGTGATGCCAGTCACATGAAATTGATACGTTGAAGCATAGGTTGCACGAAACATGAAAGGACGACGAGGACCAAGACCAGGAAAGATGAGACGAGCCTTCATCGCATCCATGTTTATCGGAGCGAATCGTTCACCAGCATATGTGTTCCTGGCCCGAACCATGATCCATGGACCCTTACCGGGCCACGTTGAACGTGGCCCGGCAGAGGGTTGACTGATCGGAAGAATACGTTCACCCAACCGAGTGGTCCGGAATGAACGATTCGGTCCTGGTCCTGGGCGAAACATCAGTTCAAAGCCTCAATCATGTACTGGTGCAACGTCATGCTACCAGTGGCAACAGTTTGCGTGAAGAACATATCCACGACCTGAGAAACCGTGGTGTCGAAGTTGGCACCCACTGCCGGAGCAGCGTTCCACGGAAGCTGTGCAACAAGCTGGCCCTTGGGCGGAGCAGCAATGGAACCCAAGATGTCTTCAGATGCCCACTGACCCTGCACAAACAAGTTGCCAGCAGTGCCAATCGCCCGACATGTGAGCAACCACTGCAGAGTCCAGCCCACGTTGGTGTGACCAGCAACAGTATCAAGCAAAATTGCCAACGAGTCAGCAACGACCGCCGCACCGAAACGCACATCGAATCGCGCAGTTCCCGGTGTCGTGATCAGCGAAGTGATACGACCTGACGCCGTGATGCGGATTGTCTTGCCCACTGTGCCAAAGAAATTGGCTGGCAGCGTATATTTCGCCGCAGCCGGAATACAAGAAGCGGCAGCAGCAGCTGTGAGAGCTGTTCCGTCAACTTGTGCAACGACAAGAGTTTCTTGCCAAGTCTGCAGAGACATCATTTCCTCCTAAAGATCTGTTCTCAACCAAATTTGCCCTACAGCTGGGCTTCCAGGGTCACTGGTTCTGTTTTCAATTCGCAATGCTGTGGCCTGTTGACCATTGAAGTTCACACTTGCTGTTGGGGCCGGAACATGATCAAGTGTGGAAAAGTATGAAATGATATCACCATTGTTACTCATGGCAACATCACCGTGAACACCATCCGGACTAAGGATGATATCGATCTGAGCCAACAAGTCTTCAGTGTACGTGGGCGGAACCAAATTGCTGTAGTTGTCAATGACACCAAAGGCACCAGGCATATCAATGAGTGCTTGATCACTCATCATGACACTCAAGGTTTGAGTTAGAACGCTGCGAACTTCACGATTCTGGTTGTCAACCAGCTCACCCATCAACAGCGTTGCTAATGCCTGGAATCTGTTCATCTCACCTGACATCCATAGATGGCCCCAGCAGGATCGCGGTCCACCTGAATAATCTTCTTGGTGCTACCATCTTCGCTAGTGACTTTGTCACCAATCTCTGGTAGAATGCCAGATGGAAGCGTAGCACCAAGAATTGATACTTTGAGATCGTTCTGCTGAACATTCTGTCCGTCAGTCAGTTCCTCGGCATACGAATCGGTGAACCCTTTCACCGTGTAGCTCGTCTCAGTCAAGGCCGGACCAGCAGTCAGTGCTCCACCAGTCCGCGCGCCAACAGCAACTTTGATCAGGATGATATCAAACAACAGTGGACCCATCGCACTGGCCAGTTTGCCCGCAATGTTCTGTTTGAAGATATCCTGACTCATACGATCCCCCGATTCAAGTCCGAGTCGACAAGATCAGACTCATAGATGGTGCCAAAGTATGGCTCACTGAATGACTGAGTACTTGATAAATAGAACCCAACCAATTCGCCTACGATGGTCGGGAATCTACCACCATCCGTCGGCTTGAAGAACTTGATCTTTGCCGATCCTGCCTGAAGCACTTCTATGTTGGCACCAGAATCCGTGGACGACAGAATGCTGGGATCCTGACTCAGCAACCAACCCAGTTCACATGTGGCATCAATGATGAACTGAGGAACTGTCACACTGCTGATGGCAGCTCCAGCCGGATCGATTACACCGGTCCGGGGCCAATCTAGAGCTTGCGCACCAGATGTCTTCGCACCCACCCAATCTTGCCGATCCAGCATTCTCGTGGCACTGATGAGCGATGCTTCTTTGATGGCAGTGGCGAGTACGGGCCATCCCTGGGCATTCACCGAATAGGCAAGATAGGTAGTGGCATCGGCCACGCTCACATAGCTGTTGGTTCCTACAACAAGTGCCATTATGGCGCTCCTGAGTCAGGAGGAATATTGGGATTTGATGTTGGTGGTGGCGGTGGCTTGTTCGCCAGTATCGCCTGATCCTTTGCCTCGGCCATCTGCTCGGCACTGGGGCGACTGAGGCCCAACACATCGCGCACGTCCAGCACAGCAGGATCATCGGGCAAGATCTTCGCTCCCGCCAGCGCCAAATCCTTAATGGCCTTGGTCATCTCTCCAGCGTCGCGGAACCTGATCGACTCAGGCCTCAGCTCGGGCTTCAGTGCATCGTCCAGGCCATTCAGCTTCCACAAGATGTCTACGATTCGTTTTCCGTGTACATCCGCCACATCTGTCAGCGAGCCATCTGCATTCAAGAAGAAGCTCTTGGTCTTGTCCTTGCTCATGGCATAGGAACCTTGACTGCTACTGCCCAGTAGCAGATGCTCACAGCTTAGGATGCGTGCAATATCGTACGTCTTCCTGTCAATGGCTTTGCCCAAGTCATTGAACAGTTTCGTGTCTACTGCAAGCAGATCCACTGCCCAATGAGGTTGATCACTGACAGCGGCAACAGCATCCTCATTGCGATAGGCTTGCGAATCCAAGAGAAGTCCTGTTGCCGGACCACGGATGTGATTGTCGATGAATGACACCACTCCTTCAAGAATTTTTTCCTTCTCGCTATTGGTAATGACTTCTCTCTTCTCCATGTCATCCAGGGCCATCAGCGGTGCCTTGACGACAGGAACACCACGCAAATCGGTCTGGAAGCCTGTAGCTTCCATCTTCTCATAGCTCTGCAGTTTGTTGGCATGGGGCGCAATGTGACGCAGCAGCCCTATGCCTTCGGGAGAATCACTGATGGCATCGTCCACAACATAGATCATCTTGTATGCGGGCAAATAGACTTCTTGGAAGTTCCAGGGATTCAGCTGCCACACGCCCAGTACATCGCCCGAGTTCTCGTCCAGGTTCCAGCGCCATATGGTGTGATTCGGACGCGGTTCTATGTCTTGCAGTCCGATCCACCCATCGGCATTCTTCTTTGCAACCCACTCCTGAATGTTGAACCCCGTTAGACGATACATCGCCGCATTCTTGATGACGCGTGACCAAGGAGTGTCCATGTTGTGTATGGTGTCCAGAACTCTTTGGGCAAGATCCTTAGCAGCCTGCGAATCATCTTTTGGAATGCAGGTCCAGTTGACTTGGCTGACGACATTGAGATAGTAGCGGATTGCGGCACTGACAATGCCAACGTTGAGGGTGATCTCACTGAATCGTAGCCAGCGCTTGTCTCCTACCAGGGTAGGATCTTTTTCCTTGTTGTCTAAGAACCCACCAAAGGCTGCTGTTCCGCTGGTGCCCAACCGTGCATATGCTTTAGCCATTCGCCGTCACCGCCCGGCTGGCACCTATGAGGATCTGATGTTTTATCACACGCAGACGATATCGAACCTCGTCGCCCACATGATCCTCGGCCTCTGTGTCCACATCGTCCAAGTCCTTCTCATCGCGTGGTAATACTGGAACGGTGCGAATAAATTGTGTGCACCGTTCCAGTATGAACAACCCCGGCTGGTCCTCTTTGCGATCCTTCGATGCCTTGAGCATCCGTCGTAGCTGTTCCCAGCCCTGCTTTCTGCTGCCGGGGCCCTTGTCCGCATGCTTCCACTCCACGCCCACAGTCTTCATGTCCCCCGCCACACTCTTCTGCGCCGCATAGGGATCAAAGATCTGCGTATCTGCAGGCCCAGGATAGACGTTGCGCAGGCCCCA